AAGTAGTCGAAGGCGAATTGCAGAAGGTCGACAAACTAGCTATTCGCAAAGAGCAGAAGCGCGAACAAGGCAAGGCACGCAGCATGGATGATTTAGTTGCGCTAGGCATGCGCCGTGGTATGGCCAAGTCTGACGCATGGGCAGCGATCACGCTGGCAGCACGTCAAGGGCGCAAGGCGACAACATCTGAATACGATCAGGCGCGCGCGATTCGTAAACGACTGGAGGCCGAGAAGTGAAAGAGTCCGATATTCAACGCCTAATCATGCTCGCCCTATCAGAAGCAGGATGCCTGATTTTTCGGAACAACTGCGGGATATTGCCAAGCCCATCCGGTGCGCCAGTCAAATTTGGCGTTGGAAATCCGGGTGGGTCTGACCTAATTGGCATTTTTAAAGGACGATTTTGCGCCTTTGAGATAAAGACCGCTAAAGGAAAGGCTACGCCAGCTCAGTTAAATTTTATCGCTGCTGTTATCAGGCATGGCGGTATCGCTGGGGTTGTGCGCAGTCCGCAAGACGCGCTAGACTTATTGCGCGGCTAGGTTTGCTCCCGAACAGCGACTTGTCATCGCCTGCCGCTTTTCCTTTCGACAGCCACTAGACAGGTGAGCATCATGGTAGATATATCGCAAGAATACTTAAAGTCCGTGCTTTGTTACTGCTCAGAGTCAGGCAGCTTTGTTTGGCTTGCAAGGGATACAAGATACAAAATAGATAAGATTTTCAACTCTTTGTACGCGGGGAAAATTGCCGGATCAATTCTGACTTCTAGCAGGTCAAAAACTTCGTATATCGCTATAAAAATAGACGGTAAGTCTTACAAGGCGCACAGACTCGCATTTGTATATGTGACCGGCTGCGCGCCAGAGCAGGTTGACCATATTGATAATAATTCTTTAAACAACAATTTAGATAATTTACAATTAATAACAAATAGAGAAAATTCTATAAAAGACAGAACAGGAGGGGAAAGCGGGTGTGTTGGCGTTTTTAAGTCTGGGAAAAGATGGAGGGTAAGATTAATTGTAAACGGAATCAGAAAACATTTAGGAACTTTTGATAGTAAAGAAGAGGCTTCGGAATATTATCAAAACGCTATATTGGCTTTAAAAAACGGAACTGAAATACAAGTTAAAGTTCACGTTCCTAATCATACTAGCAAATACATTGGAGTATGTTTAGAAAAAAAATCAAAAAAATGGGTGGCGCAAATAAGAATCAATAAAATTCAAAAAACAATAGGACGTTTTGAAACTGAAATAGAGGCAAGTAATGCGTATCAAAAACAATTAAATGAAATAAAAAAGTTTATAACAAAATCAAATAAAAAAGTTATACAAGTATGGATACATATAATGTAATATTTAATGAACAAGATAATGAAGGGGTTTATGCTGTTTCTCTTGTTTCTGATCCAGCAATTGGTGTTAATTTTATAACTCTTTCAAAACAGAAAGAAATAAAACTAGCAACCGTAAATGAAGAGCAACGAATTTTGATGGGTGCAATATTAATTCCCAATCAACCTATTTATAGAAATCAAGATGGTCACGAATTTAATATTGTATTTCCAAAAGAAACGATTAAACAAGTTCAACAAAATTTCAGCATAAAAGGTTATCAAAATAATTCAACGATTGAGCATTCAGGAACAAATATCCCTGATGTTACATTTGTTGAAAGTTGGATCAAAGAGGATGAAGTACACGATAAATCAGTTCATTATGGTTTTAGTGAAGAGGTTGGGACTTGGTTTGGTCTTATGAAAGTAAATAATGATTCCATTTGGAATGATTATGTTAAGACTGGGAAGGTAAAAGGATTTTCAATCGATGGAGTCTTTGATATGGAAAAAGTAAATTTAAAAAGTGAATATATGAATTTAGAATCAATTGTTAATGCAATTAAAGATGGTTTTGCTTCGGTAAAATTATCTGAGGAAGTTGCAACCGTTGAAGAGGTACAAGTTGCTTTGGAAACGATGAAATTAAAAGACGGTATCACCGTTTTGGAAGCTGAGGCTTTCGAGGCTGGTCAACCTGTTTTTATTGTAAACGAAAACGGAGACAAAGAACCTGCCCCAATCGGAGACCACGAATTGGAAGACGGTAGAGTTTTAGTAATCGTTGAGGAGGGTGTTATTGCTGAAATCAAAGAGGCAATAATGGAAGAGGAAACTCCAGAGGCAGAAGCTGCAGAAGCGGTTGAAATGTCAAACGAGGAACTTGTTAAATCAATTGTGACTTCTATGAGTATCGAAGTGGCAAAACAAATCGAATCAATTAGAACAGAATTATCTGCTCAAATTGCTGAGGTGAAAACTACTCAAGTTGAGGTGAAAGCTTCAACAAAAGCAAAACCAGAAGTTGCTGAAACTTCTAACAAAAACGTGAAATTGACACGTAATCAAAAAATATTAAACAACCTTAAAAATTTAAATTAAAAAATGGCTACAACTACAACTGTAAGTTCAAATTATGCTGGAAAAGATGCTGGTATGATTATCGGTCAAGCGTTCAAAACGATTGACACTATTGAAAAAGGAGCGGTTACTATCGCTGAAAATGTAAACTTTAAATTGTCTTTGCGTAAAATCGCTTACACTGACGGAACAACTGCATACACTTGCGGATTTGCTCCAGCAGGTACAATCGTTTTAAACGAAAACACTATCGAGCCTTTCAAATTCAAAAATGATTTTGATGTTTGTAAAGAAGATTTCAGAGCGACTTGGTCTGATGGAATTATGGGCGGAGGAGCTGCGAATGCAACTGCACCTTCTGACATTATGGATGCTATCCAAGCGGAAGTTTTGGGAGCTATCGGTGAGAAATTAGAAGCTGACATTTGGACTTCATCTGTAAACTTTGACGGTTTTATTACTTTGTTCGCTGCTGACGGAGATGTTAACAAACCAACTGCTGACGCTGCTGTTTCTGAGGCTAACGTATTAGCTAAATACTTGAAACCAGCTTTGGCTGCTGTTCCTGTAGCTTTGAAAAACAAAGAGTTAATAATGGCAGTTTCTCCAGACGTTGCTGAGGCTTACGCTTTTTATCTTTCAACTCAAGGGATTGTTTACGGTAACGGAAATTCTGATTTCGCTTTGACTTTCGGAAGACACACAATCGTAACTTTAAATGGTTTACCTGATAACTCTGTAGTTATCTACGAAAAGAAAAACTTAGTATTCGCTACAGGTTTAACTGCTGACCACAATCAGGTTGCAATGGTTGACGAAGACGAAATCGGTTTATTGACTGGAAAAGTAAGAGGTAAAGTTGTTTACAACGTAGGAGTTGGATACTACAACGCTGCTGAGATTGTTTACTTAACTTTAGCAGTATAAATATTAATTTAACCGCTCATTAATTTGGGCGGTTTTTAATATAACTTATTGATTATTAATAATTTAAAAAAAAAACACGATGAGCTGTATGATTAGTAAGGGCAAACTGTTGGGCTGTAAGGACCAGCGAGGTGGCTATAAAAATTTATTTTTCGCAAATTTCGCAGACTATGGGTTCGTAGTTGCTGCACACGAAGTAACGAGCTTAGGCACGTTAGATGAGGTATTTAAATATGAGGTTAAAGCAACTACAAATGCTTTGACCGAAACGGGTACAAGCTCAGAGGATAATGGAACATTTTTAAACGCTCAATCGGTAGCGGTTACACTTCCTAAATTATCATCTGATTTACAAGGTCAAGTACAATTGATTTGTGCTTCAAGACCTTACGTGTTTGTAGAAGACTATAATGGTAACATTTTACTTTTAGGAGCTACAAACGGAACTATGTCAAGCTGTACAAAAGTAACCGGAGGAGCTGGTGGGGATTTAACAGGTTTCACTTTAGCAATAACTGCTGAGGAAGGTAATTTATCACCTTTTTTAAGTGATGCAAGTAAAACCGCTTTATTCGCTTTAGTTAGTGATGTGGTAGTTTCATAAATTTTTGCATAAAAATTGATAAAAAAGCTCCTTATTGGAGCTTTTTTTGTTACAAAAAACTATTTATTCGTTATATATATATGTGGATATTTAATTTAACAGCACCGTACCAATTCAAATGCATTCCGAGAGGATATAATAGTGGCGTAATTACGTTTTTTTTACGTGACGAGCTCAAAGATATCACTCACGAAATCGAGGTAACGGGTGTTTATTACCAAAATGGTGTATTAGTTTTGATTTTTGACGATTATATAATGAAGGAAGGGCAATCTTTTGAAATTGTAATCAACGAAAATGATGAATTAATATATAGAGGCAAGGCTTTTGCTACGGCTCAGACTGACTTAGAAAATTTTGAACTTAATAAAGGGGTTCTAAAAGTATAATTTTATGGAAAAACTACAAATAATAAATTTATCAAACTATATAAGACCAGAAATCAAAGAGGTATCTGGTAAAAAATGGGTATTGAATGGTAAAAATAACGAATTTTATCAAACAATTATCGATGCTTATAATGGATCGCCAACTAACTCAGCGATAATTGACTCTTATAGTCAGTTCATTTATGGTAAGGGTTTAACTTCAAAAGACAGAAATACAAAACCATCTGAATGGGCTGCGATAATTTCCTTAGTTTCTAAAAAAGATTTGAGAAAAATCTGTAAGGATTTCGAAATGTTTGGCGAGGCTGCAATTGAGGTTAAATATTTAAAAAATAAAGTACAGAAATGTTTCCATATTGCTAAACAAAAAGTTGCTCCAGAGGTTGCAAATGAGGAGGGCGATATTACGGGGTATTATTATAGTTATGATTTTTCAAATGTAAATAAATACAAGCCGGAGCGTTTTGATGCTTTTGGATTTGGAGAGGGAACACAAGAACGCTCCGAAATTTATATAATTAAAGATTATCAGGTCGGTCAATTTTATTATAGTAATCCTTCTTACGTTTCTGGGATTTCTTGGGCACGCATGGAGGAGGAGGTGTCGAACTACTCTATTAACCACATTCAAAAGGGGTTGTCTTTCGGTCATATTATAAATATGAATAGCGGTATTCAAGAAAGTGCCGAAACAATCCAAGAAAACACACGACAAATTAGAAACCATTTAACGGGTTCACAAAATGCGGGTGCATTCTTTTTAAATTGGAACGATAACAAAGATAGCGAAATTACAATTTCGGCTTTGGAAGTTTCAAACGCTCACGAGCAATATGCTTATTTAAGTTTAGAAGCTAAAAACCAACTTTGTACCTCTCATAAACTTACAACTCCAATGTTAGTAGGTGTAAAAGATGCAGCGGGTTTTAGTTCAAACGCTGACGAAATAAAAGTAGGATTTGAGGAGTTAATGATAAATGTAATTAAACCAAAACAAGAAATTATTTTGGATGGTTTAATGGAAATATTTGCAGTTAATGCTATCGGTTTGGATTTACAATTTGAAAGCTTAAGAGCTGAGGATGTAGCTGAGGGAATAGTTGGAACGGATGCAATTGCAAACGATGCAGCGGTTTCTTATAACGGTGCTCAAATTACCTCGGCAATTGATATATTTGCAAAAGTAAAAGAGGGTATTTTAACAACGGAGCAAGCGATTGTTTTCTTAGTTCAATTCTTAAATATTCCTTCAAATGTTGCTCAATCATTATTCAGTTCGCAAGCTGCTCCATTGACTCAATTAAGTACACAGGTTTGCTGTTCAAAAGACGATAATAATCTTTTAGAAGTTGCTGATTTGCTTATTGAAATGGGAGAGGTTATTGATGAGGAAGAGTGGGAGGAAATTGATGCAATACCGGTAACTCCAGAATTAGAAATAAATGAAATAACTTTGAGTTTAGCGAAATCATTTTCAAGTTTTCCAAATGTAACAAGCGAACAGGATACATCATTATTTAAAATCCGATACACTTACGAAGGAGCAAGTGGAGCACAAAGAGACTTTTGCCAAAAGATGGTTTCTGCTGGTAGAACATATCGCAAAGAGGATATTATTTTAGCGGGTAGCAAACAAGTTAATAAAGGATTTGGACCAAACGGAGCAGACGATTACTCAATCTGGCTTTACAAAGGTTCGGTAAATTGTAAACATTTTTGGATGCGTAAGATTTATTTAAGAAAAAACAATACTCAAATTTCAGTTAACGAAGCGAGAAAAATGATTTTAGACTTAGATCCAAAAGACAGACCAAAAGCAAAGTGGGAACAAAACGAGTCAGAGGTTGCACAAATAGCATCGGCGAGTAATAATTACTGGTCATTAAATCCAAATTACAGACAATAATGGCAACGACTATACTTTTAAAAGAAAACGAACTTACTAAAAATACCCTTTTGGGTGGGAATATTGATATTGATTTATATATCCCTTGTATTGCAGACGCTCAAAGAATTAGACTTGAGGAAATATTAGGGGATACGTTATAT